AGATCAGCCCATTCATAGGTTTCTAAGGTCACCATTCTACGGTCATGGGGTGTTTCAACCAAAGGTGTATCTTGGTGGCGTGATGTTCTCTTTACAGCTGCACTGGATCCCACATTATCAAAGAATGCTTTTTCGCCGGTCACACTCTCTTCAGAGACTGCAGCGCGAAGAATGCTGCCCATCTGTTGAGATAGTAACTGGACGTTTGTGGAAAACTGCTGTGAGAACGCTGTAGTGATTTGAGTGCTCATTAAGAGACCCTTTCATTTGCGTTACAATGAAAGCGCTCCCCGACGTAAGTCGGACGTGTAGTCTGTGAAATTTACGGTTTCAGTCGCGGGGGCCGTAGCTTATCCCTATTTTTTGCTGGGCTTTACTTTTGCTGGGGCTTCGAGCTTGTCCAGCGGTAGTAAACACCATTGCAAATACTTTTCTGCAGCCTCTATTGGGTTCCTAATTTGGTCTGCAGAGCCGGTTTCCAAGGTGAGTTTAAGCACCTCCAGGCGAAACTGGCGTGATTCTTCATTATCCAACGGCTAACAACATTTCGTTAAGCCGGTTGACCTCTTTAACGGCGGCATCGTGACCTGGATGTCGCTGAATCCAATAGGCTGATTTTCCATATTCACCCATAGTTGTGGTTATTTGTTCTTTAATATCTACAGGCGTCATTTCCATTGAGGTTTTTACACCTGCTAGTGTGTCCTCAGAGATCTTTTCAGCCATAAACTGACCCACATTGACCATGAGTTTGACCATTTCCGGATGATCACCAAGCACACGACCATCAGCCAGCTGGACATTTGCGAGATCCGCATTGCCAAACTGATGCAGGACGGCCTGACCATTGCCCATACGGTCCTCATATGCAGCGCCATACTCGCGCTTTAGTTCTAACTCAGCGTCAGCGCGCAGCTGATCGACATTGCCGGTATCTGTCTGCACTTGCGAGCCAGACATATCATTGTACGCATCCAGCAGTTTTTGTGCTTGTCCTGGTCTAAGACCAACGTCATGCGCTGTTTGACGGAACCAGCCAAGCATATCATCGCTGGCCTCTACGCCGTCCGGAATATTATTTACCAGCTCATATGCATCTGGCGTCTCTGGCATACCAAGCTTTTGATCCACCTCGCGCCAATCTTCTTCTGTAGCGTACTTGCCTGGTATAGCCATTTTATCTGCGCCAATCATCCAATCGCGATTGACGTATGACTTACCCAGCTGGGCCACAGATTTAATTGTGCTTAGTGATTTATGATCCCGAATATCTTCATCGAGTACTGAGCGCCAATCTTCACTGACGACAGACGGGGCTACCTCTTGCGAGACCTCCGCTACCTGTTCTTCACTCAAGTTATTGTTCCTTCATTTTAGGTTTATCGCGCAGCATTGATTTGATAAATAGAACCACCGTGCGCTGCCCTTCACGGTAGGCTGTTTCTGTCGGCTCTTGCGAGAACGTGGTGCCATGCACTGAAAATCTATGCTCTAGATCCTCCAGTACCTTTGCGGCATCGTCGCTGGTGAAAACGAGCTTATAGAGCTGTTGTACTTCTTCTGGCGTCAACCTGGCTGTCCTTGACCTTGTAGAGCTCTAAGCATTGGTGCGGCATTGCCTGCAGCTTCAGCGCCCTGCATAAGCTCCTGTTGCTCTGCCGCTGCCTGCTGTGCTTCTGCTTTTTCTTCGCGCATCATTGCCACTTCACGATCACCGCGCACTGCCGTGGCTGGTACACCCAGGATCTTAATTAGATGCTTTGAAATACCGTCTGCATCGATGTAGTCCATGATTTCCGGATTGAGCTGCGATAGTGGTGCCATAAGCTCCAGCAGACGTGTCATGTCCTGGATATCGCCCTGGCGCTGCGCCTTTGCCAATGGAGATACATATTCTATTTCCAGATCTATACCTTGCATAGATTCCGGTGCAGGCTTAAAGGCGCGTTGTCTTTCCAGAATATTATAACTTCTGGTTATGAGAGGCTGTAGAAGCTCTTGGCTCAATCGACCTGTTAGCGGTCCCAGCAATTTCATCTTTTCTTGTGTGCGCTGAACGACTTCTGTTGCCGTCATTTGCGGCCCTGTACCCAGGATCAGCTGATCGACATAGAAGGCAGACCGGATAGCCTGACGCCGCTGCTCCTCCATGTTTAGGCCGAGAGGATTATTCGCGCCAATGTTCAGCGGTTCGATCCTGTCTCTGGTGCCTGAACGATAAAAATTCAGGCCACCAGGGACTGTACGGACTGGGAGAAGAAATCCGTCATCTGGCACCAGGAGAGGTGGATCCACCTGCTTTTGCGCAGCTCTGATGGTGACCTCGCACATGCGGTTCAACATCTTAATATCACTGAGCGCCGTCATTGATGGCGATCTGCCATAGCCAATCTCGGACGAGCTTTTGCTGTAGCGTGGCGCGCAATATGGAAACTCATCGAAACCGGATTCACCCAGAACTATCTTTTCTTCGGGCTCTACATAGATCGACGCAAAGGGTTTGTTTTGTGAATTGATCTTTGTGATGTCGCGATCATCGCGTTGAAATACGCAATGCACCAGCTTGATCATCTCATAGGGATCTTTTTCTGCTTTCTTTAGAATTTTACTGCCGAAATTAGCGCCCTCAAATCTCTTGAGTGCAGCACGTACCGGCATTTTAAATTCACGAAAAACTGTATCGACGCGGCCTTTCTCATCTTCTGACAAAAAGCATTCTTTAATATGGCGTGTGCTAAACCTCAGTTGCTGTTCCTGATCGGCCTCAACAAACATAACGCCGGTGCCAAAGGTAACCAGATCAATGTAGAGCTCATGGATCTGCTCTTGGAAGTTAGATCTATTAAACGCCTTGTACATGACGTCCTCAACGCCCTGCAGCCACTCCATAGCCTCATCGTCGCTGTTAAGCTCTTCGTTGCTGTAGCGCAGGCTAAACCAGCTGGTGGATCCGTTGGTCAGCATACCGTGCAGAGAAGACGATAAAAGCTCTGCAGCATGAATAGCCGTGCCATCAAACACAAGCTCAGAACGCTTATCACCGGCACTGCGCACTTTCGTGACGTCAGCTTTGCGCGGCACAACAAAATCAGCTATTTCCTGCCAGTGACTTTCCCAGGTCGATCTTTGGCTTTTCAAACTACCCAGGCGCTTGATTAGCGTATTTGCGAGCTCATCGGCCATTTAGTATCCTAGCAATGATTTGCGATCAACCGGCGCATTGCCCATGACGCCCTGCGCACTTGTCGCAACGGTGCCGGTCTTTCTGCGCTTCTTTGGTGGTGCCACTTCCCCGTAGCTGACATCTGCAGGGGTCACGGCAGCTGCAGGCTCTGCAGGCGGCATAGACGGTACATCAGCACTGGTTGCGACAGATGCCATTGGCTGAGCCATCATAGGCTGTGACATAGGCTCCGGTGCAGGCTTTCTTCTAACTAAACTGCCCATCAGCTACCCTTTTTCTTTGTGCCGCCCAACAGGCTGGCATATTCTACTGGTGCATCCTCGATGACGCCCCTGGGGCTAGTCATGATCGATGTCTTTTGGTTCTTGCGCTTTTTGTTGGTCAGCCGCTCGCGGGTGGTCTCAACGACATTACTGGGCCGCACCACAGGATCTGGCGTAACTGTCGCGACAGGCGCGGGTGGTGGCGGCGGTGCCGGTGGTATTGCAGGCATCTTTGGCTTTAAAAAACCCATTTTACATAACCATCCCTAGTGGATTGTAGCTGCTATCAGCAATCATTTGCGGCGGTCTGCCCTCAAACGATCTGCCTTCCTTTATGCCAACAGCCAGGTATCTAAACGCATCAGCTGCATGTGAAGAAAAATCGTGGACAGGCGTATTCCTAAAGCTCCTGAGCTTCTCGTTATAAGCTCTGTGGTAGTGCCTCAGTGACTCCAGGGCAGGCCTGCAGCGCTCTGCATCAAACCAGCACCTGGGCAGGATCATCTTCGCGGCGTGGATCCCATCTTCGAGCGGCAATTTAGGAACCACTCTGAAATTTATGCCGAGATCATAAGCAGTCTCGCGCCTCGATTTTCCGGAGCCAAGCTCACGCACCTCGATGTCATGCGGTGCGTTGTGCGTACCATAGACATAATCCTTCTGAGCCAGCACCTTCGCATAGTGCGGCAAGCCCTCGCCCCTGTTTTCATAGAAATCAATAATATGAATACTGCGCCCAACGACCTGGGCAAAGAATATGCACGTACTGTCGTTTATTCCTAAATCCCAGAACGTATCTACTTTCGCAGACGGATCATACGGAACAGACGCAATGCGCCCACCTTCCTGCAGTTCCTGAAGCTCTTTGCCATAAACAGCACCAGGGACATTCGCGACCCAAGAGCACTCGTATTCCTGCGCATACTGATCACTGGTCATCATAGACTGCGCAGCTTCCAGTTCCTCCGTATCGAGGATCCCAGTATCGCTAGCCTTGTACAGCGCGGTGTGCCAATCGTCTTGCTGCTCAGCGGCGCTAAACAGGTCATAGAAGGCGTTGTGGCCTCTAGGCGTACCAATGAACAGAGCATAGCCTTTACGGTCACTCAGAGCAGGCCTGATCACTTCAGGAAACAAGCTCTCAGGCATATCTGCCATCTCATCAAGCACAACACCATCACAGTAGATACCACGCAAGCTCGCAGGGTTCTCAGAGCCCAGCAGCTGTATCCTTGCGCCATTGGGCAGATCACACCTAAGCTCAGTCTCGTGAAACCGCACCATAGGTATTTTACCGGCAAACGTCTTCAGATAATCAAAGGCGATCTGTTTTGCCTGGCGATAGGTAGGCGCAATGTAAAAGAACCGAGGATTATTCTTAGTGCAAAGAATAGCGTCCCTAAGAAGATGATTGATAGCCATGACAGTCTTACCAGCACGGCGATGCATAACAACAACAGCCCAACGCTTCTCGCTCAGAGCATCGTGTAGCTCAGCCTGTAGCGGCCTGGGACTGTAGGGGATCTCAATCTTCATAGATTAGGACGGATCCTCTTTATTTCGATAACGCTCTAGGTCACGCACAACAGCGCGATCCGTAATGATCTTCCAGGCTTTGTCGCTCACACCGGCAGGCTTATTAGGGCCGATCACCAGCACTTTCTGCTCTTGTGACTTGGGCTTAGATAGCAGTGGGCTTGGCTTAGGTGTGCCAGGTGCCTCTTTGAGATCAAGCAATGTTCTTGCCTGGTTCAACCGGCTTTCACGCAGATCCTCGACGTTGCCTTTGCCCATGCGATTTGCTTTTGAGATTTTGCTCATGTGTGTCCCAGTGAGTGTGAGAGAGTGTGTGGTAGCTTCCGAAGTGTTTATATGTCTATAGCACCGGCGGGTCGGTTTTGGGGGGGTGGGGGTGGGCGCCACGGAAACGCCACAATGCAGAAACAGGGTTGTGACCCGTCACTAATTCCTGCAGAAACAATGGCTTACCTCGATCCAAGCACAATCCAAGCACAAACAAAACAAAATCTAAAACGAAAAGCTTTGGATGGTTCGTCGATCGGCCTGGGTCGCGCGCGAGTTGTGACTGACGCTGCCTTCACCGCACCGTATATCCACACACAAT